ATAGTGCATCTCAGCCACCAATGGGTTGCAGAGGCACAATGAGGGCAGTAATAAAATTCATTAGCGTTGCCTCCTATCTAGGCGATGTTAGGGCTGGGTCTGAGAGCGGCAAACTCTCCCCAGCCCGCAAACAATAACTTAACTATAGCGCCGACGCAAGACCTCATATTTAACCTTCGATTCCTTACGAAGGCCAATCATGTGCTTTACGCTAGTAAGGTCGAGATTGAAGATGTGGGCAAGCCGTGATGGCTCGTATTTCCATTTGAAATGCAACTCTTGCATAATCTCGAACCGAGCTTCGCATACGATTACCCGTCGCGATTTCCCCAGCACATCGTCTACATTTGCATTGTGCTTCTTACAGATGCGTTCGACAATGGAGCGCAGACTTTCGCTCAAAACCATTGGCGTAACGGGCTGTTTAACCTTTATAATCTGCTGATTGAGAAACTCGTCGGAGCTTACGTTCTTGATGCTATTGATGATCGGTTTAGCTCTATTGTGACGGATAATTAACATACCAACTCCATTTGACGATAAACTGGCTTTCGTGTATTTTCGCAGGGCATGGTTTCTCCCTTCCCATGCGGCAGGTAGGTGGTCCCCTTTCCCGCCTACCTGCCATCTACTTCACGAAGCTCAATGGTGGGAAACAGGGCCTTAAATATGGCTTTTCGTATCGGCCAATCTCGACTGATTGCAACACGACTACTTGGCTTAGTGTCCTCCGTAATTTCCCTTCCCTCTATTGTGTAGCGGAAATCCGCTTTGTAGCCCAGCCGTCGTCCGTTATCGTGCTTGACCTGTCGGCCATTGATGACGAACCAGTATTGCGGCCAAACTTCGAGATCATCTATTTCGCCAAGAGCTTGCAACTCATGTAGTTCATCACATCGCTTTGCCTCAATGCGGCTGTCATGTGTGTGACCGTGTGAGCAAGCAGTCTTCTTGGCCCGGAATTTCATGCGATTTCCTTAATCAATTCTTCGAGTGCAACTCGTGCTTTCTTAAAGCTATTAAAGTGCGGATTCTTGTTCCTCTTGTTCCATCCGCTGATCGTACCCGGCTGGATACCCGCTCTCTTCGCAATCTGATATTGCTTGATATTGTAGTACGCAGCACGAGCAAAAAACTCCCTAATTTCTTCGTCCATAATTCCTCCTTGACACTGCCTTAATAGCGAAATAGGAAGGCGTTGCAACATGATTTTGTGTTGCCTATGACTTTGAAGGGAATGATATGCCTGTGCATACCAATCTGAACGCTGCAAGGATGGCGTTCCACCAGCTAAAGCTGAAGAAAACTGGTAAGAATACATACGCTGGATATAGCTACTTTGAGCTTGCAGATTTTCTGCCATCAGCATTGCAGATTTTCGCAGATTACAATTTGTGCGCGACTATCTCGTTCTATGAAACGAACTGCGAGATGCGGATCACTGACACGACTGATGGCTCTCTCATCATTATTCAGTCACCGCTTGCGGATGCTCAGACTAAGGGGAGCCTCCCCATACAGGCATTGGGCAGCCAGCATACATATATGCGGCGCTATCTCTGGCTTTTGGCGTTAGAGGTGATTGAGTCTGACGGGATTGAGGCAACAACTGGCAAGCCTAGCAATGTATCTCAGGACATAATCACATCAGAGCAAGTGGTGGAACTCACTAAGCTCATCGATGCAGCTAACGCAAGCGTCGAATCAATGTGTGATTACTACAACGTAAAAGACTTGAACGATCTGCCTGCATCCAAGTTTGCGGCGGCCAAGGCTATTCTTGAGAAAAGAGTTAAGAAATGAGCTTCATCTATATCGAAGTAGAGCAGGGCAGCGACGACTGGCATAAGCATCGCTGTGGGTCACTGGGAGCCTCTCAGGTCCATGATGTGCTTGCCAAGACGAAAAGCGGGTATTCGTCTACACGGGCCAATGTTCGCGCTAGAATCGTTGCTGAGAGGCTCACAGGGTTAACTCAGGACTCGTTTAAAAGTTCCGCTATGCAGTGGGGCAATGACACGGAGCCTAAAGCCCGCTCTGCCTACAGCTTCTTCACTGGAAATCTGGTGACTGAGGTTGGCTTGTTTAAGCATCCCAACATCACTGGGACACACGCCAGCCCAGATGGTCTGGTAGGTAATGATGGGCTGATAGAGATTAAGTGTCCGATTACAGCTACCCATATTGAGACGCTGAAGACGGGCAAGATCGACCCTAAGTATATTACACAGATGCAGTGGCAGATGGCCCTGACTGAACGCGACTGGTGCGACTTCGTGAGCTATGACCCACGGATGCCTGAAGACCTTTCCCTGTTCATTCAGCGTGTCGAGCGCGACCCTAAGCGCATCGACGAATTGTTTAATGATGTACTAGTTTTTCTCCAAGAGGTTGAGGACGACTTGGCCGCGCTGGAGGAATATCGCCAGAGGAAGAAATGAAGACTCTCTGGCTGAGAGATAGTCATCTTAGACTTATGGCAGTGGAGGCAGTAGATTCCGCCCCTGATGGCTGGTGGGTTATGATTGGCCCACCGGCTCGGACGCTGTCTCAGAATAAGAAGATGCACGCTATGTTGCGAGATATAGCGGATGCAAAGCCCGAAGGAAGGGATATGCAGCCGGAGGACTGGAAGGCCGTCTTTATGGACGCTCTAGGTCTAAAACCGCGCTACGTTACCAATCTGGAAGGCAACGGAATTGTTCATTTGGGTTGGCGCTCGTCCCTAATGAGCAAGGAGCAGATGGGAGATATGATTTCGCTTATGTCTGCATATGGAGATCAAAACGGCGTGATATGGAGTGAAAAGTATGTCTGAAGTAGTTGCCGCTGACGAACTGCGGCTTTTGATTGAATGCATTGAACGGCTGGAAGAAGACAAGAAGGCTGTCTCGGAAGACATCACTAACGTCTATTCTGAGGCAAAGTCTCGCGGCTTCGACCCGAAGATTATGCGCCAGATCATTAAGCTCCGCGCTATGGAACAGCATCAACGTCAGGAATGGGAAGCCGTTCTTGATACATATATGTCCGCACTTGGAATGTAAGGAATTGAAATGCAGGTAATTAGTATCTCTGGCCGTTGTGGGGCCGATAGCAAATTGATTGATACCAAGAACGGTGATAGCATCCTCTCCCTCAATGTGGCTGTCGATCAGCGCAATGGGGATGAGAAGACTACTAACTGGTATCGCTGCTCCATCTGGGGGAAGCGGGCTAAGACACTCGCTCCGTATATCCTGAAGGGGACACGGGTATTTATCGTCGGTGAAATGACCATTGGCGAATACGAAGGAAAGCAGCAGCTTAACGTCCGTGTGAACGACATTGAGTTCTTCAATGAAAAGCAGGGCGGAACTGAGCGCAAGCCTACTGACCATGACCGCGCAAAGCAGAACGGCTACCAGCGCGATCTCGACGACTCCGCACCCTTCTAGGATGGATGAGAAGATGAAATCCCTACTTCCCGAAGCGCGCATGATTGTCGCTAAAGCCTACAAAGAAGGCTCAGTGGTGTATAATGGCGTATTGGGTGGTCAGTGGGACAATGGGAAACTTGTCCAAGACGCTCTCAAGGAACTTATTAACGCTGGTGAAGATTATGCGCGGCTACCAGAAGAGCTGCCACCAGAAACGCCGCAAAATGCTATTGACGACGAATAATAATTATATATTATCACGGTGACCTTTTAGGTTGCACCAAAGACGAAAAGGGTCGGGCTTCGTTGGGGTTGTCCGGCCCTTTTTTTATCTACGATTTTTGTTGCAGCATCATTTTAATGTGCTAAACATCCCTTATCGCATCAAGCGATGAAAGGGTATGATATGAAGAAAATCGGTTCTTATAAGGATTATCTCCGCATGAAGAGCATCAAGCCTCTGCGGATTATTCACACAAAGAAGCAGGCTGGTGATATTGTCATCCATTGGTGCAAACCAGCGGAGGTGGTGCAATGAGCGTTAATGGATTCGTTGTTCGTCGGTCAGCGCCGTTGACCGCTGAAGAGATTGTGCAGTCTAAAGATGGCATGGTCCGCTTCAAGAAGATGCTTCAACAAGGCTCTGTAAACCTATGCCGTGCTATTCTCGAATCTGGTAAACTACATGGCCCCATGACTGAGAAGCAGCAGATGCAGTCTATCTCTTATGCTTATGATGTGGGGGTGGCTTATGTCGAATCACAGTCCTAATTGCGCAATAGTCCGGCGCGGCGATCTGCAATCATGGTGCGACTGTGGTGCAGAGCCTCCCGTGATGGAAGAACTTCGGCGTAACATCTGGACAAAGATGGGAGCCGGAGCAGAGCGCGCCCGCATCCATAGGATACTAGAGAAGGTTCTGATTGCTGGTGTTAGCGTATATGCCGCCGCGATTATTAATGAAGAACTTGATGCCTATGCAGAGGTTGATGATTGTGACGACTGACAAACAAAAGCGTTATATCGACTACCGTAAAACTTATCTTCCAGAGCAACTTGATCGCGCCCGACGCAGATACATCGCACTGGTCCGTGAAGCCAAGCGCATGGAGATGAACTGGGTGCTTACAAACAAGGAACTCTATGGAGAATTAGAAGAGTTGTAAGCCTATGCTGTTTGAGACGCAGGAAGACTTAGATAACGAACGCAGAGCTATCAAAAGGTTTTGTGCGTACACTGATTGCGTCCCATACAAGCTGCCAATGGAATCTGAAGCAGATTACATCCTAATGCGCGGTGCAGATGCGAAGGCTATTGTTGAGATTAAATGCAGGACGATCTCGTCAAAGGACTACGACGAGTATTTGGTGGGGCAGAAGAAATACAACGCCCTACTCAGATGGCAGAATGTTGGTTTTGCACCAATCCTGCTTATCAGTTGGTCTGATGCGATTGGTTATGTGAAATTACCAGTCGAGCATAAGACAAGTATGCAGGGGAAAAACGACAGGGGACGGACGGTGGTTCCTGATCCTGTCGTTTTAATCCCGATTAGCAAGTTTACGATGATCTAATTTACGCATCTTCGTCATCATCCGGCGAGAACGTGAATGTGATGACAATCTCATCCTCTTCCTGTGCATCGTAGTTCTGCCAAGCCTCCGCCATAAGCGCCGCATAGGCAATCGCGTCTTCTGAGCTATCCTGATGCCAAGATTGCGTCTGAGCCTGCCTAGAGAGCTTCAGAAGCAGCATAAACAGCCATCCCTCATGCTCGGACAGGATATTGCCTGTAAGGACGTTAAAAGCGGCTACAGTCTGGGCCATGCTGCGCTCACCATTAGGCGAGTCATATTGCTTGCCGCGCTCCAACATCAAGTCAGCAGCGCGTTCAAGAAACTCTATTGCTGAAATCGTCATATCATTCTCCCCCTTCATAAATAGCTTCACCACGGAAATACGCTGTATTACCGATTACCTCCACCAACTCAGGCGGAAGCAACATTCCCTTCTTAAACGTCAATACAGCGAATCCAGACGTATGTGGAGATGGATTGTTCTCCGCATAGTCGAATTGTGGGCCATGAGGGTCGGACAGCGTTCCCGTATCCACACCCCAGCGGCGGCCATTATAGTCTGCCCAAGGTGTAACGGCCAAGCGATGCAGGTGGCCCGTCACAATGGTTCTGCCTGACTTTAATGTATTATTATAAGTTGCGTGAATGCCGTTGTGATAGCGGTGCTTAATCATAACGCTATCGTTCACCATAAGCGACCATGCGAAGTTCCAACGGTCAAACTTATGCTCAAGCCTTTCGACAATGCCCTCATATTCAGAGGCATTGCTAACCAGCATTCTGTCAAAACGCATATCATGGTTGCCGACATTCCAGAATGTGGCGCATCCTTTCGGCGCAAGCAATTCGAGATCAGTCATGCGTTCTTGGCAAATCTCAAGCTCACCCTTTACTGTGGGGAGATCAGACCAGCCCATTGGGGCGTGGCGTGACACTCGTGCGCCGTCGAAGATGTCGCCATTAGCAACAATAGCTTTAGGCTTTAGTTCCTTAATCAAAAGATGCAGAGCCTCATGGGCTACCGTCCGCCATTGATTAGGCCACCAGTGCGCATCCGAGAATACGATAACCGTTCCCGTGTCTACAGATAGCTCATTCTGGTTTTTATAGGCGCGGCCTATGTCATTAGACGACCATTGACCAAAACTACCAGAATTACCACGCGGTTTGCTCTGTAAAACGATTCCGCGATTTGCCAAACCAGCCCTACGCTTATAAATGGTGCGTTCGCTCATTCCTGTGACTTCAGAAATAAGGCGCGGACTGCCATCATTTTTCTGCCAAAGGCGAATAAACTCTTCGTCGGATACAAGTTTAGCTGCCATACCCTATGCCCCCTTTATTTACCTTTACGGTATGCGTCTCTCCACGCATCCACCGTACTACGGTGACGGAGCGCACAATCGCCATATTTTGCGATTATTTCAAGTTCCCAAATAGCGCGCTCTGGATCAGTAAGGGGAACTGGTGGTTTCGGAAGTTCTGGGCAGTTATTTGATAGGTTTGCCGGAGGCTGCGGAATTGGCATTACCGACACTGCCTTCGAGCAGCCGGACAACACGAACATCAGCAGCACAATCAACAGGAACAGCAGGAATTGTTTTGTAAATCTCACGGATTTCGCGTGTTGTTCCGGCGACCACCACATTGGCTTTATCGCGCTGCTCTTCATAAGTCGTGGAAATCTCATCGATCTTCCCCTGCATCTCTTTACGCTGCTTCTCAGCCTTCTCTAGCGCAGCAGCATATGCAGCATCACACTGCCAGTCCTTTACTTTCCATCCGGCGGCGATGCCAATAACAAGAGCGCCTGCCGCCACATAGCCAAAGAACGGATTAATCGGCCCCATTTCAAATGTGCCTCCAGTTACGCCTGTTACAAATGTCTGAAATCGCCTGATGGGTAACGTTATACATACGGGCCATATCAATTACCTTTGCACCAGATTTCCTCAGCTCTCTTATCTTTAGCACATCAGAAGAGTTAAGTATTGCCTGACCGTTCTTTTCTCCAATAGTGGCTGTGCCGTGCCTCTTTGCATCTTTCATGTTTTCAGAACGAGATGCCCATCTCAGATTTTCTATCCTGTTATCGCTCCTAATGCCATTCCAATGACAGCAATCTAATTTTTCAGATGGCATTCCTACAAATGTTTCTAGAACAAGGCGGTGTATTGCCACCTTTCTTTTCTTAGAGCCTGATGTCAGGCAAACCTTCTTATACCCATTGCTATCAAATGGCTTTAAAATCCTTCCGGTCACAGCCCCTTGGGATGCTACAACTCTTTTAACACGCCCTAAGTTTGACACTTGATATTCAGGAAACTCAAGTATTGTCTTCCATTCTTCCATTGGGATCGTCCTGCTTAAGTTTCTCCCATGTTCGCACAGCAAACGCGGTAGAGCAAGCAGTAATTACAGCGGCCCATCCCATTAAATCTAAACTTTCCTGCTTCCATAGAGGTAAAACAACCCCATGAATGACAACGCCTCCAGCTATACCTATGCAGGCAACTGGCCGCCACCAGACCCGGATGCGCTCAAGAATCCCTTTTTCCACATCTGCCATACTCATGAGTAAAATGCCTCTGGAAGCTCGTAATGCGGTCCGTCAGGGAACTTCTTATGCAGCACACCCATGTTGATCTGTGGTGTATCCTGAAGAAGTCGCCATGTTCCGCCCCAGCGAATCTTTACGTCCTCAATCTCTGCCGCCTGCTTCATCGCCTGCGCGATTGGGAGGAAAAGCGGCCAGTCCCAACGTACCTGACCAGCCACATACGGAGCGATGTCAATTGCGTGTCCGCTAATGTGTCGGGAACGCATCGTTTTCGACGCTCCCTTTGCGACAAGCTCTTTTTGTCGAGCAACTGAACGCAGTCCTTCGATGACGGTGAAATCAACGGATGAAATGGAAATGGCCCGCTTGACTACGCGAACCAAGTCCGGGTGGACTCCGCGTAGATTTAAAAGTGAACGTGGCCCTAATTTGAACGGCATTAGCGGTCTGCTTTGTTATCCAGCTTATCTTCGATCCGGCGGAGGTGCATCATGACCTCATCGAACTTCTTGTCAATAGCGCCGAATTTCTCGTCACCAAATTCAATGCGGGCTTCCAGCAATGTCAGCCGGGTATTAAGACTTACCCAAACGCCGATAAGGCCACCGATAAAGCCAAGAACGGTCAGAATAGTATCAAAATCGATTCCGGCCATTTTCCATCAACTCCAGATTCGCTATGAGGCGTTGGTCATCTGGCTCTAGCTGTACAGCATTTTTAGCATGAATAATAGCGTCTTCGTACAGCCCAAGATTATACGCTGCTATAGCTGCTAAATCATGTAATTTAGCACCCCAGACTGAAGGGTCACAGGTATAGACCAAAGCCTTATTTTTGATCTGAAGGCCGGACAGGGCAGCGTAATATGATGTGTGCCAATCGCTAAGGCGATACGCCTGCATAGCTAGATCAGCCCAAGGCTCACGGGTATTTGGTGCTTCAGCAGTTGCTCTACGGAACCACTGCATAGCCTCCCATGTATCTCCGCGCTCTGCATAGCTCTGCCCTAGCAGCCGCATCGCATAACAGCGTTCATTGGGCCAAGTGGCTCCCGGCATATAAAGGTAGCTATGCAGTGCCTGTATGGCCTCATCCCAGAGCCTGTAGAACGTCAATTCGCGGGCGAAGTAGAACGCATTGCGCGGACAGGCAGGGTCTTCCTTAACAGCCAGCCGAAGAAGGTCCAGATATTGACCACGGCTCTTCTCAGGGTCTGGAAGATGACGCACTAGCAGCTTGTCAGTATGAGCGTAGACCTCAGTGATCCGGCCATCAGGAACAGGATATTCATGAACAGGGTGATGGAAGCGATACCCGCTTTTCGCGAATATCTTCTCATAGTAGAAAGTAATATCGCAGCCCCAGTCGAAGAGATACCGAAGCCGCGTAGTCTCTGGCTTCCAGACCCGCTCGATCTCCTCACGCCAACCCGGCTCAAGAACTTCGTCTAGGTCTAGACTTATAATTACATCCACATCGGCTGGGACTAATGCCAAAGCGGCATTTCTGGCAACATCAAACCTCCACGGTTTTACGCTGATGTCATAGACTTTAGCTCCGCACTTACGGGCTAACTTAGCAGTTCCGTCATCGCTTCCAGTATCTGCTATAATAACGTAATCAGCATCTGCGCATGATGCCATGAATCGCTCAACGAATGCGACTTCGTTCTTTGAAATTGCGCTAACAGCGATTTTCATGACCACCCCTTACCCATTTGCCAAAATACTTTTTCTCTGCTGACTTCCTAGCGATCACAGCATCCTCAAAATCCATATATCGACCCAAATTAATCATCTTAAAATTGACGCGAATATAGGCTCTCCATTTTTGCGTCTGCCTATCAAACGCAACGCCAGTTACGCCAGTTTTATTATTAATGCTTAATTTGAGGTTTTTGCCATTTTGGCTATTTGTGGCCTCTCTTAAATTAACAATTCGGTTATCGGATTTATCACCATTGATATGATCAATCTGATCCTTAGGCCACTTTCCGTAATATAATAGCCAAGCAATCCTATGAGCCATATGACGTTTTCCGCCATAGCAGATGCCTATATAGCCGGACCTTAATACGGTTCCTGCTGGCTTCTTTTTTATGCGACCCTTCCCCTTAGCCACCCAGTATATATGGCCAGAGGTATGATCGTATCTAAATGATGTGGATATATCTTCTGTATTCATGTACTGATGTTGCCATATATGTGGCAAATGTCAATACATGAATATCAGAAACTTGGCCCCCTTTAAGCCAATGAACCGTTAATGGTTACTTAGGTAGTTTGTCCCATCAACGATAGCTTTGTCAACGTCGGTAAAGCTCTCTGTCGTCCAGAAATCCTTAGCCCGCATGATCTCAAGGTGACGGACATTGCGATCTACGCAATCATGCTTGTCCTCTTCCGCGATATTCCCATCACCGGCAATAATAGCATTAATCAGAGAAACGCTATCGCCCATAGCCTTATAATGCTGCGCAATTTGTTCTGATGTTTGCTCTTCCATCTCACTTCACCTTTGCTTCAAGTTCGGCAACTTTGGCCGAAAGTTCCTGAATCGCCTTTACAAGCACCGGCAATAGCTTGCCGTAACCAGCCTCCAGTCGCTCTGGATTATCTTCATATACAAGACCGGGAATGGTGACACCAGTTTGCTCTTGGACTGCCTTTAGGTCTTGCGCGATAAAGCCTGTATCAGGCTCGCCAACCTTGCCACCATCGCGCATATTCCATGTGAACTCCACAGGGTTAAGGGCGTTAATGAAGCCAAGCCCAGCGGCCAGAGGCTGAATATCAGTTTTATCACGCACATCCGACAAGGCTGTGATCGTAGTGACTTGGCAGCGCAATGTTGTGATGCTGGAATTACCAAGTGTGATTTGATTATTAACGGAACTTGTGGTTGGTGTCGCATAACGACCAATAATAATGTTATTAGAGCCTGTAGTCAGATCAGCCCCAGATGAAAGTCGAACACCAGCTCCAGAACCAATTAGAGTGTTATAAGCACCAGTAGTTACTAACCCGCCAGCGTTATCTCCAATGAACGTATTTTCATCTCCTGTGGTTAATCCACCACCAGCATATGTTCCAACGCCTACATTCTGATATGCACCATTTAAATTAGAGAGAGAATAATAACCTATTGCGACTGTATAGTAATGATTTGCCGAAGATGCTGAAAGTGTACCAATCGCCGTGTTGTAGCCTCCAATTGTATTGCCATTAAGAGCCAAATAACCAATTGCAGTATTATCAGCGCCGGACGTATTAGCCAATCCAGCCTGATATCCAATGAAGGAGTTGTTAACGCCAGTGTTAGCATTTCCTGCTTGGTAGCCAAGTGACGTTTCAAACGGAGTGGCGTTATCAGTATCGCCAAGCAAAGATCCGCCACCTCCTGATGGTGTTTGCAGGACAATCTTGCTGCCATCAAACGTCAGAACATCGCCGGTTGTTTTACCAGCCTGAAGGCCGGGAATGCGCAGAGATGTGATGCTGGCATTGCCGAGCGTGATTTCATTGCTGACGGTAGCAGCAGAAGCGGCTGCGTTGTAACCGATAATGATATTATTGGTACCAGTCGTCAGGTTGTTAGTTCCCGAATAACCAGCATTGCTACCTACCAGCGTATTTTGTTGACCAGTGGAAACAGCGCGACCAGCCTGATAGCCAATTGCGCTATTATCGCTGACACTGGTTGTCGCCAAGGCCAAATAGCCAACCCCAGTATTATTCGATCCAGTGCTATTTGCCAGCAACGAACTGCGGCCAATCGCCATGTTGTAGTTGCCGGTTGTGTTGCCATTGCCAGCCGAAACGCCAAGAGCTGTATTGCCAGCGCCAGTCGTGTTCAGATTCAGCGCAGAGCGGCCAATCGCTACGTTATCAGTGCCGGTGGTGTTCGAATAGGCGGCAGAGTGACCAAACGCAGTATTGCCAGTTGCTGTATTAGAATACAGCGCCCAGAAGCCCATAGCGGTATTCTGGTTGGCAGTCGTGATCTCTTGCAGTGCCTCAGAGCCTACAGCCGTGTTCTCATAGCCAGTTGTGGTCGAATCACCAGCCTTGAAGCCGACAAATACGTTATCAGTGCCAGAGGTGTTGGCGAATCCAGCCTGATAACCAATGAACGAGTTGCGGACACCTGTGTTCACGTTACCGGCTTGGTAGCCAAGGCTTGTCTCAAACGGAGATGCGGTATCCGTATCACCCTCAAGGGACGCACCAGCGGTAGACGCAATTGTTACTGCGCCATCAGCGTTGGTAATGGTGATGTTCGAGCCAGCAGTTAGCAGCGCATCTTTCCAGAGGCTGTTCGTGGCATCGTAAATCAGCATTGAACCAGCGGCAGGACTTGTGATCTGCACATCGTGAATCTCATCAAGCTCATAGCCGTTCTGCACCTTCACGAAGATGCGGCCAGATGTAGAGCTTACCGAGATTACGTTAGCGACATACACCATATGCTCTGGAGCAACTGGTTTGGTCGTCTGGAATGCTCCAGCAGTCGTGCTGGAAAGATAGAGCGTCTGACCAACGCTATATGTGGACGTATCAATGCCCTGTACAATGCCATACTCTACGACAATGCCTTCCGCTCCGTTAGCGATGGCTTCAGCAGCCACACCAAACGTGCGGGCAGATGTCGCATCAGCATTCGCACGGGCAAGAGTGACAGAAGGACGCTGCCCCTGTCCACCAGAGATATAGACGACAGACCCTTTGGCAATCGTGCTACCAGTGCCGTTGTAGCACATCTGATAGATCATCTCGCCAAGCGGCATATTGACGTTGCCACCCTTCAGGCCAAGGACAAGCGTACCTTCGCCATCATCCCAGCCGAGTTTGGCTACAGCCGTTCCAGTTGCATTAGTCGTGTCAAATTGGATGTAATCAGGTGTCGAAATGGAATCGATGCCAGTCACATTGCCAGTCGGAGTAGCGCCCGTAGGGCCAGTCGGGCCGGTGGAGCCGTTCGCGCCAGTTGGGCCAGTGGGACCGGCAACGCCTTGCGGACCTGTGGGGCCAGTGGCTCCCGTATCTCCCGTGGCCCCTGTAGGACCAGTGGGGCCAGCCACACCCTGTGGGCCGGTGTCACCCGTTGAGCCTGTTGGGCCGGTAGGACCAGCTACACCTTGTGTACCCTGTGGGCCGGTTGGCCCAGCAGCGCCAGTTGCACCAGTGTCACCTGTGGGGCCAGTCGGGCCTACTGCACCAGCCGTACCTTGTGGACCTGTAGGGCCAGTGATTCCTGCCGCGCCAGTCGGGCCTGTCGGGCCGATAGCGGCAAGAAGACCAGCGTCATCCCATACACTACCATCCCAAATGTAGAGATGGCCGTCAGCTTCAACTGCATACGCATCACCAATGGTATTACCAGATGAAGGCAATGCAGCAGTTGTGGCGACGCTACCCTTATAGTTAATCCCGCCACCTTGAGGGCCAGTCGCGCCTGTCGGTCCCGTCGGTCCAGCAACCGTAGAAGCAGCGCCTGTCGGACCTGTCGGGCCTACGTCACCATTAGCGCCTGTTGGCCCTGTGGGACCCGCAACGGTAGAGGCTGCTCCCGTTGGGCCGGTCGGGCCAGTATCGCCCGCAATACCCTGTGGTCCAGTCGGGCCAGCGACTGTCGACGCAGCACCTGTGGGGCCGGTTGGGCCAGCAGTGCCAGCCACACCCTGCGGACCTGTCGGGCCAGTAGCACCAACGCTTCCAGCAGGACCAGTGGGGCCAGCGACAGTGGATGCAGCACCAGTTGGACCAGTCGCGCCGATAGCGCCAGTTGGACCAGTCGGACCAATAGCGGCAACTAATCCAGCATCATCCCATGCTGCGCCATCCCAGATATACAGATGGCTATCAGCTTCGACAACGTAAGCATCGCCAACCGTGTTGCCGGAGCCGGGAAGATTGGCAACGGCAGCAACAGTGCCTTTATAATTAATACCGCCGCCCTGTGGACCTGTAGCGCCTGTAGGGCCAGTTGGCCCAGCTACATTAGACGCAGCACCTGTTGGCCCAGTGGGTCCAGATGCGCCAGTCAAACCTGTAGCACCAGTCGGTCCCGTAGCGCCGGTAGCACCAACAGAACCCGTCGGGCCTGTCGGACCAGCCGCTCCTGTCAAACCCGTAGCGCCAGTGGGGCCTGTGATGCCAGTTGCCCCCTGCGGGCCGGTGGGACCAGCTACACCCGTAGCGCCAGTGGGGCCGGTAGGACCAATAGGGCCAACGGAGCCGCCAACCTGAACTTCTACGACATTAGTTACAGTGTTTTCTGTGACGACTACGTTTGTCATTCGGTATATCCAATTTCCAGAATTGCTTGACCGCGCACCCAATAATCCGAAGTTCCGCCGGGATTAGTGACAAGAATGTCCCAATATCCACTCTGCGGAATCGTATGCGTCTGAGCGGCAGTCAAGGAGATGACAAATTCACCTTCGTTTTGGGTGAGCCAAGCAACGGTGAAGTCAGCGTACTTAGAACGCTTCCCTTCTTCCCAAACTTCGGCTGTGATCGAATAGCCGGTCATGTCCAAGGGATCGCCATTAGCGTCCTTAAACTGGAAGGACTGACTAAATGTCGCACCTTGCTGGATAGTAATATCGTAAGTTCCCGGCTGGATCATCGCTCACCTCTTAATGCCGTATATCATCCGATAGGGATTATATCTAGCGTATTAAGGTCCACTTTGTACTCAGCATCATTGACGAACTCATGAGCCATCCATGCCTCATTCTCGCCACACTGGATGCCAATGTCCTCTGGAGCGCACTGGATGTTGACGCGGATGTCGCCATCGATTGTGCTATAAACGATGTAATTATTCATCATTTCTTCAACTCCGTAACCGACAAGAACCTATCAACGGTTAAAGTCGTTGCCTGAGTATTAGGCTTGGCCTTTGCATATAGCGTCAATGTATAAGTGCCAGCCGCCATACCCGCCGCAACCGTATTCAGCGAAACAGGCGCTGAAGCAATATAAAGTGCGCCACCCGCGTTAGCATAATCTCTAAATTCGCTTATTTGAGTGCCAATGCCAGCAGGACTGGATGTAATGTAAAACTCCAATCCAAACGATCCGGCGGCATCAGGCTGACAATATGCCAGAAATGATGCAGCCACAAGAAGTGCCCCACCATCTGTCGTAACAGTAACCTGTTGGACAACAGTCCAACTTGCACTGGATATAGATATAGTGCCGGTTGACGTTGCAGACGTAACCTTACTGACCGCATTGGCGACCAGTGACGCAGTAAGAACCTTATTGTTCTTAATCGTGCTGTCGGTGTTAATCGCACCGCTTACTGCTGTCGCCTGAAGGCCATCTACCGTGCCAGTGATGTTACCAGCAAAGGCCGTCTGCGATGCAGGCTGGTATGGGTTCTCATTTGCCAGCGATGGCTGAACAATAGATGACTTAATAACGCCAGTTGAGTTGATGTCAGCGTCAACTTTACGATATGCCTGAACACCAAACGTATAGTATTTGTCAGAAGCTAGGCCATAGAAATAGGCAACACGCTTTGCGGCTGTGACTACCTGAATAAGCTCTGCGGACGGCGAAGATCCAATGACGTAGCTGCCATTGGTGTTTGATTTATACATATAAACCAAGAAGCCGTCGATAAAGCCCTCAGGGCCGCTCCAGTTCCACTCAAAGCTGATATTGGCCGAGCCATCATTCTCAAGTGTGTGGTCAACAGCTGTACCATCATTGTTGATGGTAGGAGCAATGATGGGAAGATCGATGCGGTTATTCTGTTGTACGAAGTCCGTAGCGACTTGAGCTACGTCTGATGCAGCCACACCAGCCACGAGCGTACCAGCCGGAGCGCCTTCAGTAGCATTGTCATCTGGCTTGTTCCCATTGTCATCCACGATGCCAGACCAGTCAGCAGTGGTGGCTGCATCTGTGGCGGCGATAATAACTGGCGAATTCAGCGGATCATATATGGTTGGCGCAGTTGGAGTAACAACAGGCTCCTCATTCGCATCCCACGCATAGATGGCCGCGTTTTCCTCAACCAAGGTCATCGGGACTTGGCCCGTTCCATTGATGTTCTGACTAATAACCCTGAATGGTTTATTAGCCCATCCTAGTGGTTCGAAAGATAGATAAACAATATCTCCGACTTCGCAGCCAAGCGCCTTTATTGTAAAGGTGGCAGAAAACTTGCCCTTGTACTGCATTCTTTGCAGAACTTGCTTGGCAATACGCTGCGCACGGCGACCCTCTTCGACCCAAGGCAGATCAAGAGTTTGCATTCGCTCGATTGAGTCCACAGAAGCTATCGAAATCGTAGGATATTCTACTGGCTGATAGAGGGAATTAGCCGTTGGGTCTGTATATTTACCGTGCAATGAATTGATTGATTTATCCAGCCCCTCAGTCTGATTCCAAGTGAAATCATCAAGGATGTCATTATCATCAAACTCAAGAACTGGCGTAGCCAAATCATTCTTCATTACCTGAAGAGATAGGCGGCCATTCGAATCCCTGAGAGTCCCGTTCATGCAAGTAAGGAATAGCTGGATAATATCCATGCGATTATCGGAATCTGAGCCAACGCCAGCAGTTTCGTAGCGGCGCTGTGTTCCTCCAGCCGCTAGTGCGATTGCTTCGTCACAGATGTTCGCCGCCGTGATAAAGGACGGCATATCGATTCGCTCTGGAGGCACTCCGCATCCAACAGAAAGTTTGCCGTTGATCTTCCATCCGAGAAGGAACCAGAGAAGTTGTATAGCTGGATTGTTGCGATTGTTCGCAGCCCCACTTCCCCATGTGGCCTGATTATTAGATCTCTCAGGACCAGACCCGCCAGTTACAGTAGTGTCTAAGCGCGGGTCATATAGCTTTGCGCCTTTTCCTTTAATCGTAATACGGCTTGGTAGGCCATTAACAAGCGGGCTTTCGGCGGTCTTTGTGTTGCCAGTGCGTTTAACTCTGAAGTGAACGTAAGAACATCCAGTTAGCGTACAAGTGGAACCCCATGTGACTCCGCTATCACCGGTGATAACAATAGCGTTTGCAGACGTACCCAAGGGACGGGTATTTACGGTAAGATAACCGACGTACTTTCCCTGCACACCAGCCGTGGTCCAAGCCAATTCGTCATCGAAATAAATTTGATCGATGCTTTCAACCTCATGGGCAGAGGTCGCCACAATATAATCAAAATACTCCTGATCCGTGCCAGAAGGCTCATAGTAACGAATGTCAGTGTTCATCGCGGTTTCGCCAATAACGAACTTGCGATGCGCTTGTGGATCGAAGGAGGCGTTCAGCCGACTGGCCTGCCCTTTGGGCATCTTGGGGCCAAACAGAGCTTGGGATGTCGTCGCAAGCGCCATGCTCACACCAGCAGCCAACAAAGCCCTAGATACAGCAGGAGGCAGGCCGACGAAAGACAGCCCAACGACCACCGCCGCAATAGCAAGTTGTTTTAGAACTCTACCCACGGCCTACTCCCCAAGATTTTGTCCATTCGCTTCTGTCTACGAATGTATAACCTATTTCCGTTGCGAAAACAGCCTTGGTATGAATCACAACGCCGACAGAGCCATCATAGAATGCTAAATCACCAGTCTGCGCAAAACCGATTGGGATTTCGTCAAACCTATCATCTATAAACTCTTGAAGATTACTAAATCCAAGAGATTTTAATGATTTTATAGATGTTAGAACACTGTGGTATTCAGGGACATCTTCCATGGGATTATGCCCTGTAATTGATTCAACAGCACCAGATGCGAAATGGGCGCAATCAAACCTCCCATAAGAAAACGATTCTTTTCGCTTGCTTATGAGATAATCGGATAATGCGTCCTCCCAATTCTTTAGTCTCTCTGTCATCAGTTATAATTTATATCAGTAGTTGTTGTAGCGTTTGGACCAGAGGAGTCTGTTGCCATACCTTCATAAGAAGTAAGTATGCCTGATTTGTGTGCGCCATTGGCTGCTGCTATTGACCTAGATGCTGACTCGTCATCAGGGTCATATTCCTTTTGCATTTGATATGTTTTTGCCGCCGTAACTGACAAGCTGACAAGATAGTTCTCAATTGAAAGCGTAATGGTTTGTGACTGCGAAGAGCCATTTATGGTAATGTCATTCATATAGCCCGTGTAATAGCTATAAACGTCACCAATTTGGGCCTCATTCTCGTCCACGACATACCACCATAGGCGGGCCGTGCGCCCCTGCCAGTTATCTCTGTCTCCGATAGCGTTAAGAAATGCTACATTGTTAACAATGAGACCAGACATGGAAACCGTCACTTGATTAGAGCCAGTTTCCTCATGCTGCACCTCAGATACGCTGATTAAATCTGATGGATATGGTGTATATGTGTCTCCATCCAAATCAGGATCGCCGGTTCCAGAAAATGTCTTATCATATAGTCCAGTCGTGGCCCGCACAGGGTCACCGGCAATGTCTAGGTAGCAAAGCCATCTAATATAAACGACAGGCTGCTCAATCGCGGTCTGAACGATTGGAGAAAGGTTCGACATTAGAACGACTCACGCAAGTTGAAGGACAATGAGTAAACTAAACCGGGTTCTACTGAATATCCCGGCTCCTCAACAAAATACATCAGCGCATATGGGTTCTTGAATTCAATGAGAGAGTTGTCAGCAGGACTGACGCGGATCGCTGGCGCGAACGAGATCGTAGCGTTGCCAGATGAATCGCTCACCACATTAGCGGTCAATTGCAAAAGCTGGTCACCAATCGTGACAAACTGACCTCCGTAAAGCACGGTGCTAGATACAGGCCAACCATCTGTTATGAGGCTTCGCCCAGTCTGACCAGCACCATTTACTCTTGGTGTAGCTGTTGCGCTGGATTGCTCAATCTCGTTAACAGGAACCCTGAAATCATTGGCAGCGCCTTGAGCCGCGCCAATAAAAGCCCGCCAGTTATTAAATGCACTCTCACCAACAATTGGTGGCAACGTGACATTGCATTCCCACCAGCCACGCCCAGATGGCAGAACCTGACGAGCGCCTGTCCATTCAGAAACATTCTGCTGTGATGGTTGCACCAATCGCCATGACATTGACGCTGGCTTTGGGGTGCTAGGAAAGGTTATTGTAGCCATTAGCCAATTGTTCCCGGTAAGCGTGGGCGTGATGCTGTCTTCAACGTCCTATTTTGAGCAGCGGCAATGATATATGGAGCAGCTTGCGCGATTCCTTGCTCAACCTGCATACGAACTGCGGCTGGATCAGAGGCTCCACGGGCATCGACATTGATTACCATGCCATTGCCCATCTTATTGTTTGGCACAATGCTGCCAGAACGAGACGGAACGAACATTTCAGGTCCGCGTTCACCAACAACGTACGGCTTCCCAGCCTGAACTGGACCGCCTATAGCTTTTCCCGGCAATGTTATTCCAGTAATGCTACTAATACCCTTCGCAATCATCCCTGTGATTTGCTGAACGACAAACATTTCAAACAGTTTGTTAATAACTGAATCAATGACATTGCTCATCACCTGCTTGAAACTCATAGCACCAGTAATCATGCCCTTAATGCCGTCAGAGAAAGCACGGCCCATTGCGTCTGACATAGATGTGATTCTATCGATTGGGCGTTGGATCGCTTCAATTGCTGGCTTTGCAGAATCAATTGATTTCGACACATTTTCGCCAAGTGACTCAAGAGACGATCTTGCTATAGACTCACCGACACGATCCATTTCTTTAACAAACTGGTTGCCAAAGATAGCTGAAGAGTTTTGGATTTCTGACATCAACTCTTTGAGTGTTACCATCTTATCGTTCAGCTTCTCGACTGCGCTAGATTGTCTTCCAGCAGCAGCGGCTGATGATTCATGCTCAGATTTAACGCGGCCATTAGCTTGAATTAATGCAACAAACATATTGTTTACTGCGGTTGTTGCCTTCTCCAACTTAACAGTTTCTGCCGTCAGTTGTTCAGTGCTTGCTGATAGAGCCTTGTTATTATTACGCATATCAAGCGTTACGCCAGTCGCCATTTCCGCTTGTGCGCGAAGTCCCCCAGCGCCAGCAACCTGCTCTCGCAGCGCCTTCCTGCGATCTAATAAGGTTTGCTGTTGCGCAATGAGATTATCAACAACACCCTTTTGAGTAATCATTGATAATTTTGCGGTTTCGTACATCTGCCGCCGGATTTCCATGTAGGCTTCCGCCGTCTTTGCCAAGGCAAGACGCACATTAGATTCTGATTCTACACGACTAGCAGTTGCACCATCCAATTCATTTGATGCTTCTTTCGTCTCCTTCATCCTTGCGATGAGAGGAATAAGCAAACTTGCGCCGATCAATAACCCTGTAGCCAGAGGGCCGCCAAGGAATCGACCAACTTTACCAATGCTATCCCCAGCCTGACCTGCGACATACACAAGGTCACCCATTTGCTGAACAAGGGCAGTTGTTACGGGAGTGCCAGCAGCAATCTGACCGAAGAACTGATTGAGTTGTATCCCGCTTTGAGAAAACGCCTGACGCTGCTGACGAACAGCCTTCTCAGCATCACTCGTTTTCTGCCGGACTGTATCTTGGACTTGCCCAAGTCCGTTCATCGCGTTCTTGATTTGAGCTACTTCGCGCTTCAATGCCTCAAAGGCATCGCGGCCAACAAACTCAGCTACAAGCTCAACGCTTAGTTGCTCTGCCGCCATTTTGTTCGCGCTCCTGCTCTAATCTAAAATAAGCCACCCACTCGTTATACTCGTCAATTGAGATAGTCTCAACTTCGTAAATGAAGCGGCCTAACCGATCCGCCAAAGCAATGAGATTATGCCTGAACGGATCGGCTCTTAGTTTTTTTCCTGTTCCTCAACGCTATCCGACGACATCATAGCACCAGCGATGCGGGTAATCAGCGCCATCGGTTCACGCATAAGGACAGGCTTGTCATCAAGGCCAAACAGCTTGTTGCCGTCCTTATCCTCTGCCTTCATGACGATGATTTCCACCATCCCAGCAAGCGAGATGTTCTGAAGGAAGTTTGGATGCTTCCGCTGAACCTTGTCCATTTCCATAGCCAAGAACGGCCCATAATAGACAATCAGGGGAGAAGAATCATCTTCCCCCCATTCAGCCACTTCCATACTCTTACGTTGGGCATCCTGCCGGGCCGCGAGACGTTTAGCTAAACTCATAAATCCCCTTTCTTGTTCAACCTTACGATGCTGTGGCGAATGTCAGCGCGCCCGTTCCTTGGAACGAGATGCTGCTTTCAACCAAGCCATCAAAAGACGAATTGATCGTGACACCAGTTACAATTGCCAAACCAGTATAATACTTGTCGCCAGTCGTCGCGCCTTCTGGATACAAGTTCAAGGTGACTTCCGCACCTTCCACCAGAGCGCCCTGACCAGTTGTGTCAGTCTCGTCCCAGAAGCAATCAAGCGAACCAGACCAGCCTTTCAGCGTGGTCTTAAACGTGCGCCAAGAATCACCCATTGTAGTGTCTTCAGCCGTATCAGCCGTTGTAGCAACAGAGAACGAACGGATTTCAGCGACGGTATTCGCGCCGACTTTGACAGTACCTTCACTGCCGGTATGCGTAGCCATTATTCAACCTCCTCAGATTCAATAGACTCTACCGGCTCAACAACCGGCTTGTTAACAGGATGCCAGCCCTTCTCCGCGAAAGACTGCAAATCGCACTCAGGAACCCGGATAGGTTCCCCAGCGTCCTTATGATGAACCGTTACCAACTTCATCGTGCAGTCTCCACATCGTTGATCGCCGTGATATATTCACAAGCGAATACAAGCCGTGCTGAAGAGATTGGCTTCTCACCATCGGTGACAATATCAACCTCAGTACTTGTCAATATACAAGATTTAGCCAGACCATTCAATTGGTAGTCATTACCCACTGCTTCTTCCACGTTGACGCAGAGAGTATCAATGGTATCTTGGATTGTTGTGCTGGTTCCAGTGCAGAGAATATGCACAGCAACATTGATGACGCGCCGCACAGTTCGTGCGCCAATCGTAATCAGCGATGACGACTCATCCATCGTGTAGACAAGGATTGCGGGCAGTTTGGAGTCGTCCAGAGCGTAGCGCCGCATCTTGTAGACGCTGTTGCCAGTCGTCGGCAGACCCGTCAGGATGGTCGCCATGCGGTCACGGATTTGCTGACGAACGTGAGACATTAGTTACGCTCCATAACCAGCGTTGTAATGCCAAGGCCGTCAGTGGCGACCACACGGATGGTATATGTCACATTGCGAATCTTGATAGTGTCGCCTTCAGCCGCATCAGGAAGATCAACTGTGCGGCAAACAAAGGTAGGCTTGAGGATTGTCACATCCATCATGTCAGTAGCGGTCACACTTGCATGAGGATTATCGAAGATGCCATTAATGGTCACAGGACGCTTATTGGTCTTAGTGTAAATGCCAGCAGTCCCGAAATCATCGAGTTCAAAGAAGATAGAGAGGTCGGTATCCGACTCAACGCCCATTAGACGGCTTTCTGCCACGCGGCTTAGGTTCGCGGAACTCTACAGGCTCAACGCGATTTTCAATAACGGTTTCATCGTGCGGTACGGCCTTGCCGTATGCCATCAGGGCCTTGCCTTCAGTTGCGTTTACTTCAACGATGTCGCCAACCTTACGGATAACGCCATTAGCAACTGTAGATTTGATAATACGATACTTCATATTCCCTCCGAAGGTTGGGGGTAGCCGACTTCCAGACTACCCCCTCCCCTAGTCGTTACGCAGCGGGCGTACCCAGAGCGAACGAAACAGCGTGGCGGACAGCAACGTCAACGCTCTGAAGAGCGACAACGCGAACCGTGCCAGTGGTCGAAGCCGTGTACGGATCAACCGTCAGGTCCAGACCACCCCACATACCGATCAAGCAGTCGCTGAAGTTACCAAACAGAAGGTAACCGGCAGTCGCCTGATTCGACACAATGGTGCGGTAGCCGTTCATCGTGCCATCGGGATCGACAGCGAAGATGGCTTGGTTGGTGGCCTTCGCCGTCGTCTTCAGCGTACCATACAGGCTTGCCGGAGCGATGTACGAAAGGTTGCCAAGCAAAGCGTTGTCTTCAGCGACAAGCGTTTCCAGACCAACGATTTCAGCCCAAGTCGGCGTAGCACCGGTGAAGCTGTCCGTGTTGATGCCCGAAGTGGCGTAAATGCCAGTCGGCTGACCCGACAGACCAGTACCCTTCAGCGCACCAGCGTCGATGGCGAGAGCCAAGGCTTGCGTGAGGTCATCACGAACCAGAGCTTCAATCGACGGCGTGGACTGGAGGATCAACTGACGAGTCATGTCAGAGAACGCACCAACGGTCTTCGGTGTCAGCGACACAGTGCCAAACGTCGGTTCCGACTCAGAAGCCGCACCACCTTCAGTGCTGATCCAGCCAGCCGAAGCAGCAGCGGTCTTCTTCGGAATCGCAACGTTGCCAACCAGACCCGGCATCATACGCGCACCGGCTTGCATGACCGACGAAGCATTGCGCAGAACGTCAATGAAATCACCAGCCATCAGGTTGGTTGCAACGATTTCGTTGTCGTCACCAGTGTTCAGGTCGCGCTTGCCCCAGTTGCCCAGAACGTCAGCGGGAACCATAACACCCTGTGCAGTCGTGCCATAAGCACGGGCAGCAGCTTCAGATGCTTCGAGTTCGAAACGAGCAGCTTCTTGAGCGGCACGGTCAGTCGGGTTAGCCAGAGCGCGGATGGCACGAACCACCGAGTACTGACGAACTTCCTTCTTGTTCAGACCGATTTCCTTGTTGTCGAGCGGCGTGTTGCCGATAACTTCAAGGAGTTCACCACGGAACTGATCGATGGTCTTGCCAGCGCCAATAGCAGCGGCAGCAAGGTCGGCTTTGTTGTGACGCTGACCCAGCTTCACGATTTCTGCGGCGTTGTCGGCAGCAGCCTTGGTGGCTTCCGCACGAACCGCATCCAGATTCACTTCACTCATGATAGTGTCCTTTTTAACGGATGGTTCAATTTTAGGTTCGGGTTCGGGAGCTACCGCGCTGCGTCCTAAGCCAGATTGACCGTCTGCCGGAATCGAAACAACGGAAACTTCCATCGGAGACCAAGACTTGACGCGATAAGCATTCTTATCCGTCGCATCTCGTTCCATTTTGTTCACGCGGTAGCCGACGCTGACGTTGCTACGGATGCCGTCGAGAACATCCTGAAAGACCTCTTGGGCTAGGGCGGATCGACTGAACCGCACTTTTGACCGCAACACACGGTCCCCATCAAGGCTTACAGATTCCACAATGCCAATTTGCTTGGACGGATCATGGTCCAGAAGCAATGGCGCACGACCAGATGCAAAGAACCCAAGATCGATGGATTCAGAACTATGGTCAAGAATTTCCTTGCCGAAGCTGCGCTCGACTGGAGTTTCCGTAGAAACCGCAATCAAAGCCGTGCGTTTTTCTTCGTCAACAATTTTCGCATCCATCGATGCGGCACGATGCACAACATCTTGAACCGCCTTGCGATCAAGCTCGTCAGCAATCTCTTGTGCAACAACAACATCTTCAACGCTGACTTCAGGAGAATCTTCCTCCATCGGCGCATCTGAAGTGTCGATTTCGATCTCGACCTTCACAGTTGCCCGTTTTTCCAACTCTTCATCAGCCATTTCGCGTTCTCCAGTGGCTTCTTCAAACATTATTGGCTTGTGGTCATGCTCTCGCAGCCAATCTTTCGCTTGCGCGACAGTATAGCGATTTTTATCAAAACGAATAGCCTGTAACTCAGTGTCACCCCCAGCAAGAATACCGAAGATAAAATCAATACCGGGACCACCAGCATCATTATCACGGCGAAAGCCAGTATACTTGTCAGGATCATTAAGTCTTGCTGCGTGTTCGTTCGGGTAGGGCCTTGCGTCATCATAGGCTCCACGGATTGCTGCAATCTTGGTGAGTGTTGAGAATCGATGCCCAACAAGAGTTTCTGTCGCCTCTCCGTCACGGTAGATTCGAATGAGTGCAGCCGGGTCTTCTTCGCTTGCTTCGATGGAGAATTCAGAGTCAGGTATGCCGAGCGTCCCCTCCCGCATGATATGCTCAATGCGACCACGGGCTTTTCCGCCAGATGAGTTCCACTCAACAAAATCGCCTTCCTTCAAAGCATCTGGGGCTGCTCGATTTTCATCCATGCCTTTGACCTTATCCCTAGCCCAAGAGAAACCCGCGTCACCGCCCCAAAGCGCCCATGCGATGCGACCATTCGAAGGGTAGCCATCCTCACCCGGACGGAAACCTTCTGCTTGCTTATCAACCTCATGGCGGCTGAAGAAGCTATACATACGCTTCACAGTATCTTCAGACAATTCGCGGTCATTCACGATGTCACGAGCGCGGGCAATTCCCACCTCAGTGCCGCCGCGACCAAATTCACTGCGCCAGTCAAGCCCCTTACGGGCCTCTTCTTTCATGCCGCTGGTGGGTTTATACGCCATCGTCATCCATGTCCTGTGGTTCAGCGCCCTTGAGTGCTTCGTTTCCGCCGAATGGCTCAAATGCCATCTTCAAGCCATAACCACCGGCAAGCTGCTTATCTCGTTCCCAAGTGCTAAATACTTCATCGATGTCACGGCCATCAGATGCCGCGATCTCAGAGGGTGTCAGCAAGCCATTCTGCAAGCCGATTACAGCCGCGTTCATTTCCTTCTGCGGATCGATCCAGCTAAAGCCACGGGCTCGGAAGATGGTCGAGTTGTAGAACTTGTCGAACTTAGTCGCAGGAATGCTGATAAAGCCAAATTCCATCACATGACGCAGCCACGCCGCATAAATCGGGTGTGCCAAGTGTTCGATAAGGAAACGCTGCTCCAAGCGGTAGAAGTCCCGCTCTTCCAAAGCGCCCTGACGGATTGACGAATAGCTGGAGCCTTCAAGGTCACCAGAAAGGC